CTGACAACTGCTATCAACGAGCGCACACCGTTTGCAGTTAGATACATCGGCATCGCAGATATCCAGTACCCAGCGATCATTACATCTGCGCAAGAAGCCGCAGCGGAGCGAAGAGAGCGGATACAGCAGGAGGAAGCACAGCTTGAGATAAGTAAGGTTGAGCTTGAGCGTGAGTTGCAGGAAGAAAGACTGCGCCGTGCTATCGAGATGGAAAAGGCGCAAGCGCAGGCAGAAGTTAACCGCATTCTGGCGGATTCAGTGACACCTTCCTACATCACGTACCGACAGCTTGAAGCGCTACAGACAATATCAACGAGCGACAACACCAAGTTTATTCCGGTAGAAATGCTGTCTTCAATGGCTACACAAATGATGATGGCAGAGCCGAGCAGGAGGCAGTGATGGACTACTTAATCAATGTGGCAGTCGCTGCACGAAGCTATTTGTTCGTTGCCCTTGTGCTTTTCGTTGTAGCGCACTGGGTACGACCTAAGTTTGCGAAATTTTCAACGTGGAAAAAGGTTAAGTCCGTGTCTTTTGGGATAGCTATTGCTGGGGTAGTAGTAAGTATTTCCAGCCCAAGCAACACGCCTAAGCTTACGGTTAACTACAACAAATCTGCAGACTTACGCAGCATAGAGACATTAAATGCGCAGCGCAGACCGGCAGTAGTTGTTGACATAAGCCGTCAACCCCAGACTGCAGAAGAAAGGGAGGCAGGCGCGGTAGATATGCGAGAGCGGGTTACCGCCAGCGAAGTAGAGGAGCGTGAGCAATGACACTAAACATACTTTTAACCGCGTTTATATTTTACATGCTGTTTTTTGCGATATCGCACACAGTGGACGCGAGGGTCGTATCTAATCGGGTGGCGGTTGTGGTTACAATGGGCTACTTAATATCCGCTGCGACCATAGTCATAACTGCGCTTGTTTTGGTGTGGACGCGATGAAACACAACGCACACTATTTAACTTGGATACTGCACCGCATTAGGTGCAGGAGGGCGGGAAGATGAGTGATATTCATTCGTGCAGTTACTACTGCGACAGACCCGCTTGTATCAAAGCGCAGCGTGATGAGCTGCGTGACAGGTTTCAAGTAATGCAAGCCCCACAGCCGGTGGTTGATGTGTTTGACAGCTTCATAAGTCCTGCGATTTTAAGTTTTGCCAAGGGCGAGGATGAACTACTCGTTAGACGCATATGGGACAAGGTTCGTGTGGCAATGCTATCAGCAGGCAAGGGAGGTGAGTGATGTACGACTACAAAGAGCAAAAGCGCAGCCTGTTTACAGAGTCAGGCACAAAAATGCTGTTGGCGGTCAGGGACTCTGTGGATCAAAAGCTTAAACTTTCTGGCGCGGTGCGCTCAGGGGAAGCGATAAGCGTTGTAACAGGCGATTCATGGACTATGTTAGCTTGCCTTGATTACCTCGTTGAAACAGGCGAAATAAGAGAGATAACTGGATCAAATACTGCGGGTCAAGATCGCGTGTTTGTACGCAGGCAAGGGAGGTGAGTGAGATGCAATACCTGATTAACAAAGAAACGAAAGAGCATAAGTTTTTAACCGATAACACGCTATGGTCATCTAAAGACTGGAAGCTTGTCCAAGCCGACGACGATGGCTGGATAGCGCACAAAGGGATGGAGTGTCCGCTGCCGGATGATGTGATGTGTGACATCAAATTTGCCTCTGGAGGTTCCAGCGCGCATTCACACAGAGCTGATCAATGGTGCTGGCACAAAGACGGCGATCCAAGCGACATCACCCACTACCGCCTCATCCTAGCCGAGAAGGTGCAAGAGCCTGACTACAACGGAGCCGACCTTGACTTTGAAATGCTTGCGAAACGCGAAGCAGAAAGTTTAGCAAGGATTGAAGAAAAGGAACGCGCAGAGAAAGAAGCCGAGCGCAAACACATGGAAATCAAAGAGGCTGAACTCAAGCGCATGATGCTACTCGACCGTCTCCAGTTAGCACACAAAGCCGCGCAGCAGATACCCGATTTGGAAGCCGAGCTGCGGGAAGTCTTGGCAGGCATGGGCTACGACCTTGCGGCAAGAAGCCCGTTTGTGGAGCCTGAATTACAATACGTTATGCGATGTTTGCGCTGCGGAGTCGAACAAGGGATGCTGCACAAAACCGGCTGCCCTGAACGGCTGGTCTGGCCTAAAGCCGAAGGCAAGGGAGGTGAGTGATGTTAATAAGAATGAAGTGCAACCCTTATAAGTTCAGTGTGGAGATTAGACGGCACTGCGGGATATCAAGAGTACTGTTAAGAACGCAATGGCGTAGTGATGTGCAAGGTTTATTGCGGCAAAAAAACAGGGCGAATTCTCCGGCGTTGAGGCGGTTAAAATGAAATCACAAAAATACTACCGGCTGGTCGAGGAGACTCCACCCGAGCTGGTTGACCAGCGCAAGAAGCTGGCAGACCACATCAAGAAGTACCTTGCTGCTGGCAAACAAATACAGCAGATACCTACAGGCTACTCAAAATTCAACGCGCATCCTATCGGGAACTGGATCGAAGAGTCACGTAAACGAAAGTTCGGAGAACAATAGTGATGGAGCTTATAATCTTAATAATTGGCATTGCACTGGGCTATCTAATCGGCACTCACAGCACACGCTATCAACGCAGTGATGACATCCAGCGTTTGATAGACATTGATGCTACTCAGCGGAAAGCGGATGGCATACACAGGGTCGGTGACATACACACTGAGTACCAAGCACACGAGTGCGGAGCCGGAAGGCCAAGAGAGGTGACACGATGAGTCCAATGACATCAGCAAGGTTAACAAACAAGCGATGCATGTGTCCTACTTGCAAAGAGGTATTCAGCACTTTAAGCAACTTTGACAGACACCGTGTGGGTACGCATGGGGAACGGGTTTGCGTTGCTCCTAGCTCAACAGGCATGGAGATTAAACATGGTTCAAACGGTACTTGGTGGGGAATGCCGGGGAGGACTGAAGCATGACAGACACAATTACATTTTTAAAATCTTTTAAAACACTGTCTGCGGCTAATAAATATCAGACTAAACTCAAAGAACCCACAATAGTAATTCACCTGTGGGCTGACGAAAGCACTGAACTTTTTGCCGCCCTTAGTATTCAGGAAACATTTCTTATAAGCAAAGCAATCAGTGCCAAGATAAAAGACGCGGCACTACAGTCCGCACTAAAGGAGAGTTATGAAAGACACAGTAACCAAGCTTAGAGAAAAGCACGAAGCTGAAGCCAAGAAAATGCTGCGTGAGGCAATGATCATCTGCGGTACAATCATTGTTCTTGTAGTTACTATTTTTGTTGTGTTGTACAGCAGACAGTAATGTTATTAGACAATGATTTTTTGCGGTACGCGATTGATGAAAAAGAGTGGCAGGCTACAGTTGCGCGAGATCCAACAAAGCTAAACATAGAGATCAGTGTGCTTAAAAGAAAACTGGAGGAAGCAATGGAAAATGATATTCGCAAACAGATCGACGAAGACATCAAGAAGTTCTTTGAGGCTGGTGGCCAGATCGATGTTAGAAAGCGAGGCGAGTCAGTTAGTTTGGATGCGACTAACAAAATGCCTGCGGGTTTTTACATTGACGACAATCTTGAATTCCACAAGAAAAGGCCACGATGATGCGATTCGTTAAATACCCATCAGGAGCCGTCCTATGCTGCGCCCCACACGAGCAAGGCGCAATCATAGTAGTATGTGCCGACCTAACGCTTACGGCTCACCAGCGAGCTTACAGAGCCTGTTTAGAGGCTAAGGCATTAATAGCCAACTTAGAATCGCCCAAAAGCCTGCACATGAGAGCCACGCTCCATTGATGCACAGGCAACGGTGACGACAGCCGCCGCACTCGCGGGAAGTGTCGTGCATTTTATTGGTCGAGCAGCCTTAATGCTCTTTCCAAGACCTCATCTTGAGACAACTCTCGCCGTTCGCCAAGTAGACCCTGTGCGCGATCCAAAGCCTCCTGCGTTCTTTCTTCTGGAAGCATTTGGCTTGTATCGTAGTTTTCAATAAGTGCATTACGCGCAGAAGTAGATGCAGCGGTTGACATTTGATCTGCCGCCCACGTTCGCGCAACCCTTCCGCTACCGTAATTCTCCAGCGCAGTTACCACGGCAGCAATTTCTTCAGGCGTGCCAGCCGTTAACATCTCTGCCATCCTTTTTGCAACGGGGTCAGACACTTTAGTGTTCTGGAAGAATCTTAAAACCATGTTGCCCAGAGAAGCGTCAGCGCCAAGACTCAACAAAGCGTTTGCGTAAGGATCGTTCTCAAAGCTTTCTACTGCTGCCTGTCGTCTGGCGGTGGGAGAACCTCTGATGGCTCTAGCACTTTGCTGGAATATCTCAGACTGCCGCTTCATTGCCGCTTCAAACACTTCAAACTCTAACGGGTTGTCAAAAAGTGGTTTTAGCTTTTCCAGCATATTTGGACTGTTTGCAAACATCCGAGCAAAGTTTCTGTCCTGATCTGGTGTGTTTACATCGTAGTAGAGTCGCGATGCTACGCCATTCTTAAACGCCTCTTTTTCAGCGTTAGACATTGTCTGAACCATATTCTCAATCTGAGGGCCGCGCAGCTCATCAAACTCTTTGTAGCCACGTTCCAGCGCCTTCTTAACCTCTGCATCGCCAGCGTAGGCTCTTCTTGCCGCCCCATACTCTGGAACAGCAGTATCAAGTGCAGTGAGGAAGTTGTTTTTTTGCTCTATGTAAACTTTGCCAAGCGGACTTACTTTTCCGAATGTGTCAGTTTCTTTTTCAATTAAGGAATCAAGTCCTCTCTTGATGTGATCAAGATTCTCAACGGTTGGCACACTTAGATCTAGTATTTTCCCCTCGGCTGCTGCCATAGCCCTGACTTCATCTGCCGCCCGTGTAAACTGCGGGTAACGGCTTATCGATGTGGGTGGCCCAACATCAGGGTTAAATGCCCCCTGTATAAATTTCAATACCTCTGGATCAGTAACCTCGCCAACATCATAGGCTGCTCGATACAAGGGCGCAGCATTTTGCCGCATGTTTGTTATCATTCTGTCTTGCTCAGTGAAAAAGTTCTTGTCACCAAGATTGGTATCAAGCGTGCGCTGCACGTTACCTCGCGCACCCCTTAGCTGACGAGTAAACGCATCTTCAATAATTTCTGAGGAATCGCCCGGCCTTGCTGCCAACATTTCTGCCTGAGCAGTCAGCCTCGGACTTGCATTTGCAAGCATAGAGTCGGCATCCAACCGCCTGTCCATCTCCATCAGGTACGTTAAATCGTTTGGCTCAACATCATTACCCAAGTTTCTGTAGATGTGCCGCGCAGCAGCAGCTTCAGCCCTTTCAGGAGATGGATTTATTTCAGCCAGTCGTCGGAATAAAGAGCCAGCCGCCAACCCACCAAGAGGCATTGCAGCCGATACCGGAGCGCCAATCACAGCGCCAGTTGCAGCCTCTGGCAGTCGCTCCACAAAGTTACCCTCTGCCGCGCCAGCCCCAGCAATTGCTCCTGTTGTCCCGCCTGCCACAGTTGCCCTGCCAATTGTCTGTGGCAAGGTTCTTAGTGCCTGCGCTTCTTTTTGCGCTTGGTAATACTGTCTCAGCTTGTTCAGGGTTCCCAAGTTTTTTACCCCTGCCACTGGTGCAGCAGGTGTAAAGTACGCAAGCGCAGATGGCAGTATGCCGCCAGCAATCTCAGCAGCAAGTGCCGTTTTAGGACTGTCTTGATAGTATTGCTGGTTCTGCTCTCGTATCTGGTTTACCAGCGTATCGTAGTCTTGTGGGCCTATTGATCTGATTCTTGCTTCAAGCTCATCACCAAACCCTAATGCAAGACCTTGCCCAAGAGCTGCGCGTGCAAAATTTTTCATGGCAAAGTCTCCTCAACTAATTCAGTTGTCGCTTCAGGCACACCAATAGAGCTGCCAGCATTTACATCTCGATACTTGCGATCACGCACATCCTGAATGCCCTGTCTTGCACTTTCAACGCCATCCAGCAACGTGGCTAACGTGCTTAAAAGTATTGAAGTACGCTCTTGTACGGATGTTGCCATTGCACCCTGCAACTTATCCAACGCCTCTCGTTCAGCATTCGATATTGCACCGGGGAACGTAGCCTTGAGCGATGCAAGAGCATTACCACTCAGCTCGTTTTGCATTATCTTCATAAACACTAAACGAGGATCGTCTGGATTAAATACACCTGATGCAGCCTGCCTTATTTGATCACCAACACTTTCAGTATAGGCCGTCTCATTGTACTGCAATGCCTCACGAACCTTGCTGGCAGCATTTCTTGCGGCTGATTCCTTTTGCTCAAACTCTCTGAGCAAGTTCTGCTCAAACCGCGACAACTGATCTTGCCCAACATCAAATCGTTCTTGAGCAAATTGAGTTGCCATAGTTCTCGCTAAATTAGCTTGTACTTTTATCTCTCGCGCCCTTGCGGCAAACTCAGGCGTACCCGGTATTAAACCTTCGTCATAAGCAGCTTTGCCTTCAGGAGAAATTGGAAGACCTGACTCACTTTCCATTTCCATAATATCACGCGCACGAGTGACATCAGCCTTGGCCAGCTCAATTGCCAAGTCTCGTCGCTGCTGTGCCGCAGCAGATTCTGCCGCCCTCACATCACCCTTGTAAGCAGCAAGTTCGCCAGTAGCGTTACCCAGCGACTCAAAGAAGTTGCCAGTCGGTGTGGGCTTGGCAAACGCAGAAGCCAGACGGAAGTACATCTCGGCCTTTGATGGGCCAGCAGCCACAGGGCTTGCCTCGGACGCGCTCATCATTGCCTGCTTCAGTCTCTCAGATGCCTGATCATAATCTTGGCGCGTGTTACTTGTGCGACCAACATTGTACTGCTGCATCATCTGGTTAAGACCGTCCTCGCGCATTGGTGGCTGGCCAATCATTGCAGGACGAGCCGCAGGAGCCTGACCCAACATAGAGTTGAAGTCGGTTATACGGTTGCTGCCGCCGACTTGATACTTTTTCATCATGCCATCAAGACCCACGGAGCCGCCTTTGGCAAAGCCATAAACTTGTTTATAGGTGTCTGGACGATACGCACGCATCCAGTCCTTTACGTTCTCTTTACCCATAGCGTCTTCAATTTCGTTGAGACCGATTGCACCTTGTTGGTAAAGGTCGAACACCCTGTTCTCACCGCTTTGCGTACCGCGATTCGCAACATTAGGATCGTCTGGTCTGCCTTGTGCTGCAAGGTTCTGAATTGCGTAAGCACTGAACGTCTTATCTGGGTCAACATTTTTTGCAAGCCATTCATCGACATTTTCTCCACCGCGTTGAGATACAAGATCTCTCACAAGGTTTTCACTCAAATTGCCTTTGCTCATCGCGTTGTAGATGTCGTACTCGCCAGCCTGTGGGCTTTGGTAGTACTTGTTAAACAACGCCAATTGCTCAGGGTCAGGTACGCACTCGCCAGTTGCTGATCGCACGTAACCGCTTGGGCAAGGTGTAGGTGTAACTACTGGCACACACTCTCCAGTATATGATCTGACAGAACCATCAGGGCATGGCTTTTGTTGTTCATTAGTGGGTATCGGTATGCACACGCCTGTCGCATCACGGCTGAAGCCGGGTGGGCAAGGAACCTGCATTGACTTGGCCACACAGTTGCCAGAGGCATCTGCTTCATAGCCAGCAGGACAACCCTTCGGAACACAAATCCGGTTAACAGGATCAAGCGTTGTGTTGGGTGGGCAGGTCGGCATTGGCTGCTTCTCACTCTGAGACTGACCGCCAGTTAACAGCCCTGTATCTACAGTCGGAACACAGCTTCTTGATACCGGATCAAAGTTAAAATTCGGAGGACACTGGTTACCGCCAATATTCGGTGTGCCTGTTGTAATGCGTCCAGATGCCGCTCCTGCTGGATCAGTCACGCTCACATTTGTGTTGGTCACAGGATCATAACGAAAGCCTGAAGGCGCAACCGCCTGACCGGGGAAGAACCGCGTCATAGGCCCAGTCGGAGCAGCAATGTTCCCCAGACCAATATTTAAGTACTGGTCAAACAAACCATTACCTGAAGGCGTTTGGTACATCGGCGCTTCAAGCTTTTTGAAATACTGGTTAATCAGACTTTGGTCATTAGTCCTCGGAGCCACAGGTGAGTTAACACCGTACTGCTGCATAAGACGCGAAAGCTCATACCCATAAGTGGGTATGTTCGCAGGTTTTGGCGCAGCAACAGGTTTAGTTGTTGTGGGGTTAGCCACACCCGCAGCCTGCGCTTCTGACAAGCTTGCATATTCTGTTCCGTCTGGCCCGTAATATTTCATCAGTTGCTCCCCATCTCACGAAGTCCAGCAAATGTACCAAACCCTGTCGCCAACTGAGCAAGTGGCGACTGACCGATTTGAGTAGTGTAACCGCTTTGAGTCGTTGTAGATGGCAAATATTGACCAGTCCCTTTAAGCTGCGCCTGATACCAATCAAGCTGCTGCTGTGGATACCTTTGCTGCTCCTGAAACTGCTCGTAAGCCGCATCAAGCTCTCGCTGTTTCTGAGACTGTTGCGCCTGACCAATCGTCTCCAACGCTGCCGCATCTTGTGCAACCATGCGCTGTTGGTTAGTGCCAAGATCAGCCAACTGACCAAGTGCGCTTTGCTGTCTCTGGGCTTCGCTCAACGACAGACTGCCAATACCCTGACCAATGTTCTGCAAGGCTGAACCGTAGTTCTGAGTTGCACCCGCAACCTGCTGACCGAGACCAGCGTACTGCTGTGCGCCCTGCATGCTGCGATCAAGGTCTTGCGCCCTTATACCCGCCAGATTCTGTGCGCCTTGCATCAGCAATTGTTGTTGCTGCGCCGTCATGCCGCCAGCAGTCTGACCCAACTGAGCCTGCTGACTGCCTGCCTGAAGCATACGAGCCAGATCGGTCTGTGATGCCCCTAGAGCCTGACCGTAGCCTTGTTGCAGTGCCTGTGACTGTTCACGCAATACAGCCTCTTGCGTGTCTCTCAAAGCCCTTGCGCCGAACTCGCCCATGCGAGACCCGCCAAACTGACCGGCACGGATAAACTGATCTGAGACCGCAGGAAGCAGGTTCTCTGAAAGGTTGCGTGCGCCAAGCTGTGCGATCTGGTTTGTGACAGCATCGGTGTACGGGTTCAGGTATTCTTTTGCCAAGGGTGCAGAGGACTGCGCTGCGTTCAAGCCAAGGGCGCTACCCTGCATCAGAAACGGTGCAGCAGTCTCAAGACCCGACATACCCATCGCTTGGTAGGTTTGGGGTGCAGCTACGTTAAACGCATTCTGGCGCAGCGTATTACCAATTTCAGCAGATGACTGGTTGATGTACGGCTGTTGTGTCAGCATCGGGTTGTAGCCAGCAGCAGCCTGCATGTAGCCCACACCAGAGGTCACGCCGGGCGTTTCACCGGCCAGTGACTGCGTACCTTTCATCGCCACATCGTAAGACGGTTGCCATGCGCCAATATTCTGACGTACCGATTGATATGCCGCAGTCTGGTCAGGTGTCCGGCCTGCAACTCTTGGCATTGAGTACGGTTCAAAGGGCATGTCAGCGACAGCTTTCGCAGCCGACATCTGCTGATACAGCAAGTCCTGATACCAAGACGGAGTTTGTCCAGCGGTAGTAGTACTCCCTTCGGGAATTGTATTTGGACTGCCTTCAAAGAGACTTGACATTATTTAGCCCTCGACTTCATGTATTGCAGTGGCGACTTTGATTTCTGCGGTATGTCTTTTGGCCCAGCACTACGGTAAGACCTGCGAACATTTTCCATCAGCTTGTACAAAGCCTCAGAACCTTTTTCAATCGATCCGTTACCAAGAGCCATTACCGCCGCACGAGGCACGCGGAACTCACCATCGCTGACCAAGGCAGGCACAGCGTCAGATCCTGAACCCATCTCCTGATCACCAACTGCGCTGCCAACCATCGACTCAAGCGCACGCACACCCGCGCTGGTAGAGCCAGAGCCTAATGCACTGACAACGTCAGCAGAGATGATAAAGTCTCCGTCAGTCAAGTCCATGCGAATGAGGTCATCCTGTCCATCGCCGGGGCCACCAATGGCCAACCGTGTGGGATCACCATCAACATACCCACCCTCGGCGTATCGTGCCAGACCGCCAACTTTAGCGCCCATCACAGGCTGAGAAAGCTTAGGCGCATTCTGGCTGATGGAGTTCATGAACATGCCAAAGTTCTGGGCAAAACACGCGCCAAAGTGCGGAGCGTTATCGCACGCAGTGAAGTTGGACATTGCATCGTAAACAGGGCGTGTATCAGGGTTTGCGCCCAACATGCTTGCAGCCTGTACCGCAGCCTGTTTGTTAGGCACTTGCGATAACTGAGAGATCACTGCCGATATTTCTGGTCGGTTGATGTCGATCAGGTTGCTGACCGCTGGGGCTATGCCTGCCGCAAGTTGTGTAGGCGCAGCCGCAGGCGATCCAATATTATACAAGCCAGATGGGCCACCAGCCATTGGAGAAGGCATCATGCTGCCTGACGCAGGATCAAAGTATCTGTTTCTTTGCAGTGGATCTTGTTGATTAATGCCATAAGATGTTGCCTGACCTGATCGGAACTTTGCCAGAGCCTCATCTGCCGCGCTCATAGTCCCGCCCAGCACGCCCCCCGCGATTGCACCTCGACCAATGTCACCACCCGTCTGGCCAGCGATATTCATGCCCTGTGCAGCCCCTAGAGCCGCCTGCTGCATTAGTGGGCTACCAGCAAGACCTTGCTGCACGAAATTGGAGTTGCTGATCTGGTCAGCACCGTAGCCAGCGCCAGCAGCCGTCAGAGCGCCTGTCAGTGGGTCTCTGCCTGTTAACGCAGCACCACCAGCGCCAGCAATGCCGCGACCTATGGCGGTCTGTATCTCAGGGTTCTGCACGCCCGGCACGACACTGCCAAGGCTTTGTGCTACGCCCGGCGTTGATGCGAATGCACCCAGACCACCAGTAATTGCACCCTTCTTTCCACCAGTGATACCGCCAGCAATAGCACCAGATGCCAATGTGTTTGCCATGCTGCCAGCTTTGAGCAGCGTTGGAGCAAGTTTGCCAAGCGCACCTGAGACCAAAGTGTTCAGGCCGGGTATCGGCAGGAACAGACTTGCAATGCTTAAAATTGGAGCAATCTTCTTCAGAGCCTTCTTAACCTTGCTGAAGAACCCGTACTCTGGAAGACCAGTTTCTGGGTTGATGATTGGGTCACCAAATGCCTTACGCATCTGTTCAAATTCATCAGGGTTAACGTGGATCAAGATAGTGTCATCATGACGACCCGCACCGCGAACTTGTTTCGCCGCCTTGTGCAGACCACCCTTCTTGTAGGACATGTACTCGCCCATCGACCCGTCTACATCAGGATCAAAGCCACGGATGACCAACGGTCTGCGACCTGCACCACCACGAAGGTACTCGTCAGGCAGATAAATCTCGCGCTCCTCCTCGACTGCTGGACGGTCACCAATCTTGATCTTGCTCTTCTCGTAGCCTTGCATCATGCTAACTCTCCGCACACCCGTTCTGCCCACTCTTTCCAGTCGTCAAACTGGTAAGGGCTGGGGATATTAAAACCACCGAGACTCAGAGGCGCAAGTAATTGAACGCCCCAGTCCTGCCATTTGTTGTCATCCATCAGCTTGCCAAATATGCCATACTTATCAAGATCATTTGATATCTGGTCAGCCCAATCTCTAAGCTTCATGCCTGTCGGTCTGGTAATAATGATCATCCAAGCACCGTGTGGTCGCCAGTATCGATCTGGGCAATGATCTGACCCATCTGATATGTCCCGCCGACAGCGTTAGAGGTGAAAGTTAATCGAAGCTCACGCCTCTGCTCCTTCAGCATCACAATTTCTTCATAAGGCTGCGAGGCAGACTCAGGGAACTCAAATACCGTACTAAACACCTCTGGCGCTCTGGCGTTAGCTCGACCAACTACCTGCAATGTCATTGGCCCTGACTGCACAAAGTCTGGCTCAACAGCCATCACCCTAACCTTGGCATTCATTGACTGCGAAGCCACAACTGAAATGTCTGCCGTTGTGAAAAAGCTATTGATAGGCTGTAGATTAATTCCATCAATCTCATCAACACCCTTCTCGTGCAGCCACACTTTGTAGCCGTCATCAGTCGGCACAACACCAGTGAGGATCGGAGCCTGCAAACCGTTGTTGTACACCCCTGCTGAACGGCCAAGGTTAGGCAACTCAGTGTCGTACCATGTGTTCTCTCGGACGTTGTAAATTACCGCATGGGTACACTCAGTAGCGTCACCCCTCGGATAACACCACCATATCTCACCAAAACGCGGCACTTTGAATGCAAACACTTTTGGTCTGTTACCTTCGGTGACATTATCAAAGAAGTAGTTCAGATTCAGAGTGTTTTCGACCTCACGAACCACGCCATTGAACATCAAGAATCTGTCAACACCAGCCCAGTACAGGACACCGTCATAGTCAACCACGCAATTGGGTGACATGATCGAAGTCTCTGTGGCAATAACGTCAAACTGGAACACAGTTGCGCCACCAGTAAACGACATCCGCACCACCGCGTCATAGGCGAACAGCAAGGCAGCAGGGGCGTTACCCGCGCCAGCACGCAGTGAAACACCCTTTATAAACTTCTGGCTCCACGGCCTTGCCTGACCGCTTCCAGAACCTGTGAGATCTGCCGGAGCGCCCGGCACTGACCAGCCAACCATCCCATCCGTACCGTAGTACACGAGGTATGGGTGGGCAACAACAATCCCGCCAGTGGCATTCATCCCCGAAGGCAGCGGTATGTTCTCAAGCTTACTTGTTCCGAGAGCATCGCCATAAAATATCTGCCCACCAACGTCATTGCAGGTACAGCTTAAATTCGGCGCAACATGTGCAAGGATATAATTCTGTGACGCACTCGGATCGTACTGAAAGTCAAACATCCACATGTTCAGTGGATTGCTCTCAAGCGGAACCTGACCACCCGCAAGATTGGTAGTCGTCGTGGTTATGGTTGTGCTGGTGCATGCAACAACGTCACCGTTCTGAGACGTACCCTCAGTGACTGAGGTGATCGTAATGACTGCGCCTACTGCCGAAGCAATAAAGTTAACCGTAAAAGCATTGATGTTTGCCGCCACGGCTGTTGCTGTCGTTGAAAGGTTAGTAGCAAACGACACCGCGCCCGACATGATCTGGACACCGTCAACGGTTATCCCGTCAACAGAACCGCTTGCGCCACCTGTAAGGGTCACAGAGCCTGATGGAGCCACGCCGGGCGTTCTGTCCGTGATGATTGATGTGTTACCACTGCCGTCAATTGTAAATCGCTCCAGCACGCTTTCCGAACCGCTGTGGCAGTATTGGAATCCTTGCTGTGTCCACGCACTGATGCCGCGAGAGACCTCTGTCAAATACTTACTGATGGATCGGTAACCGCCAACCTTTCGTGGAAGCCCACGCTGAAATCTTACCCACTGGCCATCAGTGTAATTGTCGCCCTCAAAAATAGTGCCGTCCCGCTTGATGCCGGGCTTGGACGCTATGATTGTGGTCATGATTGGCATTAGAACGTGCCTCCAGACAATGTCCCAAGAGCCGCATAAGCAGCAGCTTGTGAAGCAGCCGTGAACAGCGCATCGCCTACAGTGGTCGCACCCAAGTTAATCCGCGCAGCAGACGCTGTAGTTGCGCCTGTGCCACCTTGGTTTATTGCAACAGGCAATGAGATCGTGGAGGTGTCTGCGTCAACAACGTCAGAGCCATCGCAGTAGAAAATGCCTCGCGCACCAGCAGAGATGGTTACGCCTGTGCCGCCTGATGTCTTAACTGTCAACGTGTACGAGCCAGTGGTTGAGTTAGTCACCCAGTACTGCTGTACCGTGTTAGGGACAATGATGTTTCGGTTGCCGGTCAAAGCCCCTGTAAAGTTATAGGCAATACGGTTCAGCTCGTTACCTGCCAAAACGTAGTTACCTGTTCCTGCCACTGCAATCGTTGTGTAGTCAAAAGCAAACTGAGCAGGCTGACCAAGACCAATGGTGTAGAAGTTTGTGCCATCGGTAACAATGATCGATGAAGCTTCGGGCTGGTAGGCAAGTGAAGCCAGATCGTCGATTGTTGCAGTCCCGCCCGGCGTTACCGTCACGTTACCGCCACCAGCATTACGGAACACAATAAACCAGTTATTGCCCACGGTAACAGGGTCAGGCAATGTCAGCGTACCAGAGCCAGACCCAGTCCAGACGAATGTGAACGCCCTGTCCGACACACCAGCCGTGTAGTTTGAGTTGAACGTGTTAACAGGCATTGCTGTTGACAGCGCCGTGCCAATAGCCTTTAAACCTGTACCTGCCAGCAAAGATGCGTTTGCAGCACTGACTGATGCGCCGTACTGGAATACCTGCCACACACCAGCAGCAGTGTTGTTGTTGGACAGGTATATCTGAAACACGCTACCAGCAGCAGCACTGAGTATTTGCGTACCTGCGTTGTTTTGGACAATGAAGCTAAACGATCCTAAGTTGTTGAACAGGATAGTTTCGCCATCACCAGCCTCGTCAGCAGGCGGTAACTTGATTACTCGACCAGCCTGATCCTGAGTAACGTCTATAATCCGAGCCGTGAAGTTGCCAGTGGCAGATGACTCTACCGGCCAGTTCAGCGTTACGTTTGCCGTGAGGTTATATGATGCATACGAGATCTCACTCGGGTAAATATTTGCACCACCGAATACATCGGTATATGTGGTCATGCGTCCGTCCTCACTGCTGTTCTGTCAATGATGCGCTGGATGTCCTGACCAGACATGGACTGCGCTGCCCTGTCGTACATGGTCTGCCATGTCTGAATACGCTCATCGTTCTTCAGGAACGGAGTCGCCTCAAGCAAGCAAGCGTACAACAATAGATTCGGTGCAAAGTTAGTGAGCCAGTTCTGCTGGTTCTCGTCGTCTATCGGCTGGGGTAGCTCGTAGTAAAGAATCTCCAGAGCCGTGTTGGCCACAGGAGTGCCAGCAAACAACCAGTGTTGGTAGTCGTAATCAGCGTAAAACTCGACCACGCCAAGTTCAGACTCGTCAGGCCAGTAGTTTCTCAAGTAGTCGTAGGATCGTGTGAAGATTGGCGTGCCGTTGGCAGTAATGGATATGGTATCGCGCCATCGGTCTGGCTTCAGAAGCACTGCAACACCCGCAGGCAGGGTGACGTTCATCGCACGAATGAACCCCTGTAGCTTAAGCTCAGTAGCAATTCGACGCTCTGCCAGCGCAACAAGCCTTGGCAATTGCTCAAATACTATCGGGTCGCTCTGCTCTGTAAATCCGCGCTCAAGGTATCTTCTCAGATCCACGAGCAGCGAACTGTATGTCATCACGTATGCCATGCGAGTCTCCGGTTCTTGGAGGGATGCTCATACAGCTTCCGCAATTTACATCATTGTACTGAATTTACTCTATTATTCCAATCAGAGTTACCAGCGCCCATCAGGGCAGCTTACGCCCTTAAATAACGCTTTCACAGGCATGTAGCAGCCACACTTGCGGCACACACTCAGGTCGGTCAGAGACGGACACGAAAAGCACTTCTGAAGCCTTTCGGCTACCGTCTCTGTGCGATCTTCTTGAGGCTCAGTAGTTAGGATTGCTGGGCTTTGATTTTCCACCCGCAGCACCGCCTTTCTTCATTGCTCCACCAGAAGGGTAGCCCTTTTTGGACATGCCGCCGCCAGCCATCTTTTCAGTGCCGCCTGCTGCCTCGCCTTTCTTGTTCATGCCGCCTGCCGCCATGCCCTTAGCTTTCATCATTTTCTTCGCTCTCCGCGTACAAGTTGTTAAAAGTTACTGCTGGGTCTAGATAGCTATCGTCTTGCTCCGCACAGTGTATCCACTGCGAAGGTTTAAAGTCCGGTGCGCCTTCACCTGTTACCCAGTAAGCTGGGCTGGTGACGCGGACTCTGTTGTTAGGCAATGCTACGATGTTACCCGTCCATTTGCCAGCATCAGTTAAGATCAGGACGTGTGTCTGCTTGTGCTGCGCTGGGTCTTCAGCCACTTCGCTCTCAGCGTAGTCAACCGTAAACAGGTAGCGTCCCTTGAAGAACTGATTGTCGATCTTGCACAGCCACTGGGACGGTTTAGCGCGGTCGATGGATATGATGGAGTGGTGGTAGGAACTGCAATCCCACGGCTGCACAAAGTGCGTTTCCATCCTCTCCGGCCACTCTTCGAGCGGTATGTCACCAACCAGAGCAGTGATCGGCATTCTTGCCCACATCGCCCCGCCATGCACATTAGGCTGGCTACCATCGTCGGCTTCGCACCCAGTAAAGATCAACTGAAAAGACAGACACCTGTCAGGCATGGTGGTGACCGCAACAGCTAGTGCATGGACATACTCGCCGTGGTAGTTTTGATGACCGTTGGTAAACTCTTTGCGTACCCAACATTTAAAGTACGGAATGTTGCTTATAAGATACATTTAGCCCCCGGATAAGAATAAAGCTCGTTCAGCTTCTCTGCGTCTGACCAGTCCGTTAAGGACTTTACCGCCAGCTTTGTTCCACTTCAGGAACTCTTCTGCTGCGCCAGCGTAGTCGCCACGATTGTACTTCATTCTTAGGGTGGAAGACTGAAGATTCCCTAACCCCACATTGAACGCAAAGCTGACCAGCGCGTCAAGATGGCACTGATTATCAGCAGCAGCAGGACATAGTCGTAATACTCCCGCCTCAAAGCGTTGTAAATCCTCCTCAAGAAGCGCGTCAATTTCATCACCTGAAAATGTCCTGTTATGCTCAGGTCTCAGTGGGTATGCTGCTCTCTCGTTGTTCTTCAGCCGCGCCTGATCTGGGTACAGCACTCGGCCAAAGCCCACCGACCACAGCACAGCGGGGCATTTGTACGGTATGTTGTGACAACCCTCAAAGGATTTGATCAACTGTATCCCCGCCTCGGATGTTCTCATTTCTTGGAGAAAGCCTGACTGCCAAACCAGAAGCTGATGATAGCGGCCAGAATAGCCATCTCATCATCGTTAAAGACCATGTCCATCGCCTCGGCGAAAGCCACGCCAGTGCTGTACGCGTACCAGATACCGGCAATGTCCACGACTACAAGCAGGCCGACAAAGACATAGGTTACGACTGGTCGCACAGAGGCTCGCAGGTTAATCACCCACGTTGACGCGCCTTCACCGATCTTCATGTCGTGCTTCCACATAGCCAACTTCTCTTGGGCTTGTGTCTGCATTGCAATCTGCTCGGTCTTGATCTCTTCGACACGGGCTTGGGCAATAAAGCCTTCCTTTGCCAGAGCAATCTCGCGCTCACGCTGCATAGCCATCAGAGCCAGTTCGTGCTTCTTGTCGCCGCGATCTTGGACGAAATCCAGCACTTTCGGCAGGCCACCGGCAGCGAAACCCATCAAACTTGATATTAAACTTAACATAACTGTTACCTCAGATTCTGAATAATGCCGATCACAAATGCCACTATGATGCCCACCAGCCCCAGCAGGACGGTGACGGTTAAAACATTCTGAATGAGCTTACGCATCTTACGGCGCTGGTTCAGTATTGCTCTTTCCCGCGTGTCTTTAATCTTGGCGCGGTCACGCATCATTGCCGTGTACTCCTCAACGCCCCATTTGTAGACTATCAATTCACGCAGTTCTTTCTCTTGCTGCTCAATCTTCTTTCGGGCTACAAGTGCCTGCATCGCCTCTTGCTCGACACTGCCGGAGAACATAAGCTTTTTGAATAACGGCGGGTCTTTGGCCTCTTCCTCCGCGTTCTTAACATCGGACACAGCCTTAAACCACGCACCCAACTGACCGCCCATGTCCTCCAGCTCTCTGCCCATTTCAATGCCCTTTTTGAGGACTTTGTAGGCAGACGTGGCTATGGCTAAAGCAGAAACCGGATCAAGCATTACTCGTTACCGCCACCGTTAATCCGGTTGTACGCGCCAAGCATCAACAGGCCAAGAACAAAAACAGTTCCAGCTTTCGCCAGCGTGTTCAGCACAGTCTTCTTGATGCCGCGCCAATCGGTAATCAAAGAGCGCAGATCACGGACATCGTCACCGGCCTCTTCGTCGTGCAGACCGACTTCCTTCAGAGCCGACTTCATCTCTTCTCTGATGATCCTGCGTAACGCGAGTTCGTCTATGTCCACGATTCACTCCTCAGTCGGTTCCACGCTCTTTCGTGCATGTAGTACAAAATAGTATTAGAAATCAGTTGAATCGTTGCTATCGTTCCTGCTGCCGTGAAACTTCCAGAGACGGCGTAGGATATCAAAAAAGTCGCTGTGCTGCCCGTTACGCGCCACGTTATTGTTTTGAGGATGCTGCGCTTTTTTGTGTCCACAGGTTCGCAATCTCCTTGGCGTGATACGTCATCTGCATCGCAAAGTCATCAATTCGGTAGTCATAGTGTGCAGGCGGCACAAACATCGCGTTGGTGTCCTCAAACCTGCCTTGCTTGGTGGTGTTCATCCACACGACAAAGTCAGCACCAAATGCCTCACGTGTCTCTTCGGTTGGACACACAAGGTCAGCAACTACAGTCGAACCCCAGCGGCCAGCAATGTTGCACAGATGCCCCATGCGCCTTGCCTGTTCAATACGATCCTCAAGGCTAAACCCCAAGTCCTTGTTGACGTTCTCGCGTATGTCATCAGCGTTAAAATGCACACAACGAAAGTATTCAGCGAGGAACCGGGCAAAGGTCGTCTTGCCGGAGCCGGGTAAGCCCATCACCAGAATCTTCATATCACCAGCCCATCGTTGCGCTTGGTCGTTCTGCCGTCCAGAGGTCTGCCCTTGATCGTCGTCTCTTCTGGAGCCTCATACACGTTGTATGCGTAGACACCCATCTGGTGGATGGGAAACAGGTCAGCACGGATCAGCATATCAAGGGAGGTGCAGATGCCCATTTTTATCACATAAGCCAGCAGGTTCTTCGCCACAGCAGGATCAATCGCATACGCATGAGCGCGGCACAGGAAGTGGTAGTTCTCACCCTCAGTTGCGTGTGGTGGCGTAGCGGACACCTGCCAGCCAAGCTTCACCTGTTCGTGCGATCCTAAGTAGCAGATGGAGTTAAACACCGCGTGTTGCGTGTAGGGTTTAGCCATCAGCGCGTCATGCTCAAGGATAACCAGCGGCTTGTCTTCAAGTACGCACTTTGCCCACAAGCTTATGTGGGACAACGCACAGGCTACTTCACCACGGGTCAGGTAGTGATCCGTGACCTTGATGCAGTCCATGATGACATTGTGGTGATTGGGTTCTTTAATACCCTCACCCGTGCCGTCATAGGCATCCCAGTAGTCGTAGGGCTGATCTGCTCTCTCGCAGGACATGGCACACCGCTTGGCCTTTTCTTCAGAGGCAGCGTTACCCACCACCCGAATGATGTAGGCGCACGATGGTGTCATGTCATACGAGAAGTTCAGTCTCACATTAAGGCATCCAGCTCGTCATGCGTAGTGGCTGCGTTGATTGCAGTCACGCGAGTCTCAAAGGCAATGCGAGCAGCATCAACCGTTGCAGCGTTGTACTGAGTTTCAGGGAAGTCATCGACCTCTTTACGCATCTCTTCCTGCACAACTTGCTGGAACGCAGCGGCAGCCTGTGAGCGCATTCCACCCTTACGGTCTTCAGCAGTGATGTCAACCACGCCCCAGACGATCTCTACGGGGTCTTTGGTGATGTCAAAGTGGTGAGCTGTGTACTGCTGACGGTTTGGTGTCAGGGGAGGACGCACTTCAATGGCTGACTTCCAGCCTGACTCGCCACGCGGAGGCTGAGTGTCCCAGCACTGGGTTACTTCGTTGTTTTCGATTTTTACAAAGAACATTTTGTATCTCCTGATTTAAGTTGTTTTGATGGGAAAACAAGACTGTGCGCCTGACAATTTTGGCAATCTCAACCAATTAGTTAAAGCGCCTACCTGCACTGGGCTTGATTGATTTGCAGTATCGTTTTGGCCGAGCTGACCACTTGATCCAGCCCCCCACGTCCAAATTGAACCGTTTGTTTTTATCGCTAAACAACTTACGGCTCCAGTTGCCACCTTTGACCAGTCGCTCAATGCACCCACTTGAACTGGACTTGATCGGTTTATGGTATTGTTTTGACCAAGATACCCACTATCATTCCTACCCCAAGCCCACAATGTTCCGTCTGTTTTGACTGCGGCGCAAAAATTAGTGCCTGCTGAAACTATTGACCAATTAGTCAACGCGCCAATTTGAACAGGGCTTGATCGTGAAATGGTGTTATTAATTCCAAGCGGCCCATAGGTGTTGAGACCCCAAGCCCACAATGTTCCGTTTGTTTTTATAGCTATTGAAAATCGATTTGAAGCAGAAATTTGTGTCCAGTCAGTTAACGCACCCACTTGAACAGGGCTAGAGCGATTAATGGTGTCGTTAAGGCCGAGAGTTCCGTTATAATTTTCACCCCATGCCCATAAAGTCCCACCAGTTTTAATTGCTAAACTATGCTGCTCTCCCACAGACACGCGCAGCCAGCTTGTTAAAGCTCCAATCTGTACTGGGCTGGAGCGATATATGGTATCGTTAAAACCAAGTTGTCCTGAACTATTGTATCCCCATGCCCAGAGTGTGCCGTCCGTTTTTGTGGCAAGACATGCGCCATTTCCAGTTGCAACCTCATACCAAGTATTTAATGCGCCTACTTGAACTGGGCTAGAACGATTTGCAGTGTCATTGACACCAATTGTCCCTGAACCATTACTACCCCAACCCCAAAGCGTTCCGTTTGCTTTAATAGCCATAGTGGTACGGAGGCTGGCGCTTACTTGCGACCAATCAGTAAGCGCACCGACTTGCACCGGACTGCTGCGGAGAACTGTATCGTTAAGGCCAAGTTGCCCATATTGATTCCGACCCCACGCGTACAGTTCTTTGGGTATAGGCGGCTTCGGCCACAGGTTCTGCTTCTGCAATTCCAGTGCCTGAGTCAGAGTCCACACGCCCGGCGCAGAGCCGCCCTCGCCATCGACAGGGCCGACAGTGACAGGAGCCGTTTTACTGATTATGCCGCCGGGGTACTTTTGACTCACTTGACTCTCCTCAAGGCTTGTTTCTCACCCAGACGCTCTCTGATCTTCTCAAAGCTGGCAGTCCAGTCACCGAACACTTCCTGACGCATCAGGCGCATTGTATCGTAATAGGGACAGGTGTCGCCCTCAAGTGCGTAGAGAAAGTATGGCATCACCGGAGTCACAACCCAAGTTTCCACACCCATCGCAGCAGCCAAGTGACTGACTGAGGTGCAAGATGAGATCACCAAGTCACACGATGCCGCAGCAGCACGGGTATCTTCCCAGCTATCCAATGGAACCTGCTTCACCCAAGACGGACACGAATCTGCACCCTCATCGCGTTGCAGGGAGATGAACTCAGCATCTGCATCCTTCACCGCATCAAACAGCAGGTCATACGGAAACTTCTTGTTGTGGTCATGCTCAAAGGCTGACTGACCCTGCCAGCGCAGCCCTATACGCTTTCTACGGGCTTTGATGGTCTTAGGCTTCGTGATGTAGGGCTTGCCAGACAGATCGCTTAATTCAAGCCCCAGAGGCACTACAGCAGACATCCCCTGCACGTAGAAGTCATGGTAGATACCAAAGCTTGCTTCGTGTTGGATAACCGCAGAGACACCCTCAACGTCAACGAACAGGGAGGCCAGTGGGCCAGAGCAGGACACGATCACTTTACAGCCACGCTCTGCAATCAGTTTGGCGTATCTCACCTGATGTATCTGATCTCCCAGACCACCCTCAAGGTGCAGCATAACAATGCCCTTGCTCTTACCATCCCACGGCTGAGTGGGGACGCTTGGCTTGGCGTTACCAAACACGTTAACAATGCGACCGCGATCCAGCAGTTGATAGCCCTTCTGTATCTGACCCTGACGCAAGAGATACCAGCCACGGTTGTAGGCTGCTCGGTGGTTATCAGGCTCGTCCTTCTCCAGCTTCTGGCACAGTCTCCAGCCCTCGGCAAAGTCGCCCATTCTTGAGGCCACCAGTTGCAGATCAAGGTCGTGAATATCCGGCACAGTGCGCGGTCTATCCAGCCAGAACTCAGGCTGACAGAACTGCGGGTAATGGTGCTTGAGTACGTCCTTGGGGCTTTGTTGGTGCTGCTTTTCAAGGACAGGCTTGATGTCGTGCAGACCTGAGTAACCGTGCAGGTTCTCGTCATCCTCTTTAACCGTTGAGCCATCAATGTTGGCAAAGTCGTAGTCAAAGTCAGGCAGGTCAAGGAATGCGTGTATGCGCTGTAACTGAGCCTTTGGGTCGGCCAGAAGGTCTTCGTACTCAACAAACAAGAACGACTCAGGATCGTAAGCGTAGCCCTGCTGGAGCGTCTGGTAGGAGCCTTTCAGGTGGTTGGTTAACGAGCTGTTAACAAGGAAATCATCCAAGTTAGTTGGCTTGGCTACCCGAACAAAGGATGCCATGCAATCAGGGATCGAGCGCACTGTCGCGATGATCTTGGGCTTGTGACCCAGTACCTGACCCATCGCCTGCATAATCACGGGAATCGGCCAATTACGCGCCTTGTCGATAATCACAGGTTTCGGAACATCTTCGTAGAAAGCGTCAATCACTCCGCGCATGGTGTGAGCCAGTTTGCTGCGATCAGGATCGTTGTTAACGAGAAGGTTGTCGCGATGCCAAGCCGTAGCCAGACCGTCCAGAGCTGCGCCCAGAGCAGAGGTTGTTGACACATGCGTCATTGGGTTCTGATTCAGGATAGCCGCTAAGACCGTTGAGCCTGATCGCGGTACGCCTGAGAGGAAGTGTAGGTTTTTGTTCATGGTTATCCTGTTATGATTCAATTGCAACTGCGTGTGTTGAAATAGAAACAGCAGTCCATAGTGTTGAAGTTCCAATTTGAACTGGGCTTGATTGAAAAACAGTACTGTTAATACCAAGTTGACCAGAGTTGTTTGAACCCCAAGACCACAGCGTACCGTCAGTTTTAATTGCTGCGCCAGAAGCATTTTTAATTGATACTTGCAACCAATTGGTTAACGCTCCAACCTGAACAGGGCTAGAACGAGAAACTGTATCGTTAAGCCCAAGCCTTCCAGAGGAACCCTGTCCCCACGCCCATAGTGTCCCGTCAGTTTTTACAGCCAAACAACTAAAAAACCCAGCTGACACTTGAGACCACGTTGTTAACGCACCGATTTGCACAGGACTTGATCGGTAAGTAGTGTCGTTTTGGCCGAGCTGCCCATATTGGTTTCTACCCCAACTCCACATCGTGCCGTTGGTCTTGACTGCCGCAGAAAAATTTAAACTTGCAGTTACCTGATACCAGTCAGTAAGCGCCCCAACCTGAACTGGGCTTGAACGGTACGTGGTATTATTAAGCCCTAGCTGGCCGTAACCGTTTCTACCTCCCAACGCCCATAAAGTATTATTATTTTTTATAGCCAAAGAATGATTGCTACCACTAGCTATTTGCAACCAATCAGTTAGTCCGCCAACTTGCACAGGACTTGATCGGTAAACGGTATCATTAAGCCCAAGCTGCCCACCAAAATTAGAACCCCAGCTCCACAGTGTGCCATTGCTTTTAACAGCTAAAGACTGTTGACCTCCTGCACTAACCTGAACCCATTCCGTCAGCGCACCGACCTGTACTGGGCTTGATTGATTTATAGTGTTACCAAGACCAAGCCGACCACTATTACCAGCACCCCATGCCCACATAGTTCCATTTTTTTTGACTGCAAGCGAAAAGCTGTTGTTTACATCTATTTTTAGCCAATTTGAACCATTTATTTGCACAGGACTTGATCGGTTAACGGTATTCAAAAGCCCTAACTCACCATAACCATTGGCTCCCCACGAAAACAACTGAGGCAACCCAGTCCACGTACCCGCAGCCACGTTCTGCATCTGAGCTTGCAACGTCCAAACACCGCTATACGAGGGCATTTAATACCTCAATCCTGATTGGTTGATGTTCATGGTTATCCTTTTAGGGTGATTTTAAGGCTAACAAAAACTGGGACTGAGACATTTTTGGGAGTCTCTGCCATGTAATTAACGCTCCAACTTGAACAGGGCTGGAACGGTTAGCAGTGTCACTTAGCCCTAACTGTCCACTGTTGTTTCTGCCCCATACCCACATCGTGCCGTCAGCTTTAACAGCCGCAGCGTGACCGTTCCCTGCTTCACTACTAGCCCATGTAGTAAGCGCCCCTATTTGAACAGGGCTTGATCTATAATATGAAGTATTGTTTTGCCCTAATTGTCCGTACTGGTTTTGACCCCAAGACCATAATGTCCCGTTCATTTTTACTGCTATAGAGAAATTACCCCCAGCAGTTACTGACCTCCAGTCAGTTAACGAGCCTATTTGTACTGGGCTGCTACGCCTATCAGTGTTTCCTTGCCCCAACTGTCCGCTACTATTAAAACCCCAAGACCATAAGGTTCCATTTGTTTTTACAGCTACACAATGCTGATTTCCTGCTGCCACGTTTGCCCAGTCTGTCAAAGCCCCTATCTGAACTGGGCTGGATCGGTAAGCAGAATCGCTGTACGCGTCAGCAATTCCAATGCCTAGCTGTCCGTAATTGTTTTTACCCCATGACCACATTGTGCCGTCTTTTTTAACCGCTACACCAAATGTTTGTCCAGCAGCAATATTATTCCAATTAGTTAACGTGCCAACTTGAACTGGTGATGAACGCGCTACTACAGTGCCATCTCCAAGTTGCCCTTGATTGTTCCCACCAAATGACCACAAAGTGCCATCACTTTTTGTAGCTATTGAATGAAACTGCCCCCCGGCAACTTGATACCAAGCAGTTAAGGCTCCAACTTGGACTGGGCTGGAACGGTTAGCGGTATCATTAAGACCAAGCTGCCCATTACCACCAGCGCCCCAAGACCAAAGCGTACCGTCTGTTTTAGTAGCTGTACTAGCATATCCTCCAGAAGAAATCTGGAGCCAATCAGTAAGCGCACCAACTTGAACTGGGCTTGAACGATTAGCGGTATCGTTAAGGCCAAGTCTGCCAGAACCGTTATTTCCCCATGCGTACAGCTCCAAATTTAACGGCGTAACCGAGTTACTCGCCGCGCTAGACACACCAAGACCAAAGGAGTTAACAGCAGCCACCGTGACCGTGTAGGCATCACCTGTCGTCAATCCAGAAATAGTAACCGGAGACGAGGAGCCTGTGCCGCTGATGGTCGTACCGTCTGATGTCTTCTTCGCCGTAGCAACGTATCCCGTAATAGCAGACCCGCCCACGTTAGAAGGCGCAGTAAACGTCACCGAGACAGACGTAGCTGAAGCAATACTCGCCGTACCAATCGTAGGCGCGTTGGGTACTTCCAGCGGGTCATAGCCAGCACTTATAAAGCCATTAGGTCGGCGTAAAGACATGGGATACCCCTATCAGCTTGATATTTCTTCCCACGAGATCGTAACAACGATGTCATTCGCTGCGCTGGCCGTAGCACCAATAGACCTGTCTTCTAAGAGATAGAATGT